AACGGTGAATTTAGAGAAGAGTGGAAAAAATTGATGTTGTCAAAAAAAGCGTTTAAAATTGCCCATAATAAAAAGTATGAGGTTACATGGACAAATGTTATACTCGGCTACCACCCTGTTATTCAATACGATACCATGCTTGCCGCTCACTCACTTCGTAATAACCAGCTAACGGGATTAAAATTCCTGGTGTATGTCTATTTTGGTATTATGGGATACGATGATGAAATTGACCCTTATCTGGAAACAACAAAGAGTGAAGAAGAAGCATACGGAGCAAATGGGTTTAACTTGATTGATAAGGCACCAAAAGAGAAATTGTTGTTATATAATGCAGCTGATTCATTATTGACGTTGTGGTTATACAGGGAGCAGATAAAAGAATTAACGAAGCATCAGCAGAAAGGACTGGAGTTTTTTATTTCTGCGTCTGACACGCTCGCAAAAATTGAAAATAACGGAATCAAGTTTAATGAAGATGCAGCCAGACAAGCAGAAAAAGAAATACAAGAAAAACTTATCGTTCTCGAAAATGAAATTCGGACAGCGTCTGAAATGGAAAAATGGGATAAAGCAACTGCTTTTCGTCCTTCTGCAAGTGCGGACCTTTCGTATTTGTTGTTTGACCGACTAGGATACACGCCGAAAGAAAAAACGAAAACGGGCCGGCCGAAGGCAGACAAACATGCCTTAGAGAACATTGATTCTCCGCTTGTGAAATCCGTTTTAGAATGGCGTCGGTGGGAAAAGGCGCGAACGACGTATATTATTAATTATATGCGTGAAGCTGTTGATGGCGTGTTGCATCCATTTTTCAATTTACACTTAGCCACCACATTCAGGTCTAGTTGTGATTCACCTAACTTTCAGAATATCCCAAAACGGCAGAAAGACGTAATGTATATGGTGCGGAATTTAATCATTCCGTATCCGGGACAACGGCTCATTGAATTTGATTATAAGGCGATTGAGGTTTGTATTTCTGCCTGCTATCACAAAGATCCAAACATGATTAAATATGTGACGGATCCTTCGTCCGATATGCACCGCGACGTCGGATGTGACCTGTTCCTAAAGTCGAAAGAAACATTAACGAAGGAGGAGAGGCAGGTGGCAAAGAATGGGTTCGTGTTCCCTGAGTTCTATGGGAGTTACTGGGAACAGGTGGCTCCGGCGGTGTGGGAGGCGATTTCCGAAGAAACACGAGCTCACCTGCGGGATAACGGCATAAATGGGCTTGGTAAGGTTGTATATGATAAGAGCGGGAATGTTATTAAATGTACCGGTTTTTATTCTCATGTGCGTGACATTGAGAATCATTTTTGGAAAAAGCGGTTTCCGGTATACGCAGAATGGAAGAAAGACATTTATGCCAGGTACCAGAAAGACGGGTATATTGACAGCCTTACCGGGTTCAGGTATTATGGGCCAATGAGTCGAAAAGAAGTAACAAATTACCCGATACAGGGGTCTGCCTTTCACTGTATGTTATGGACTCTGCTTCATGTGGTTGACGCGATGGAAGAACAGAAACTTGAATCACGCATAATTGGGCAGATACATGACTCTTGTGTTGCTTCTGTGGCTCCAGCAGAAGAGGAGCAAGTTGATCGTCTTATGTGGGAATGGGGAGTTAAAAACATTAGAGAATACTGGGATTGGATTATCGTTCCGCTCGCACTTGAAAAGGCTGTTTCAAAGGTTGACGGGACATGGGCAGAGATGGAGGAAGTTGGATATCTGAACTTTTAGAAAGAGTAAGGAAGGAGGAGGCATATAGTGGCGGGAATTACTTGATTGAGTCCAGTGAAATAATTGACGGATAAAATAGAAGGAGGTATTTTCTTATGGAAATTGAAAAGACAAAAAAGAAGATTTTAACCCTGTTAAACAAGGTTGAACGGGAAGGTATCGGCGATTTAATTGAAAACCTAGAGCAGTCTGATTTTTTTATTGCTCCGGCGAGCATCAAGCACCATCTAGCGGTGCCGGGCGGGCTGGCATTGCATAGTCTAAATGTCTACCGTTTGCTTGTTCAGCGAATGAATTATTATTACAGAGACAGGTGGATTGTGCCGGCAGAGTCGGTTATTCTTTGTGGTTTATTGCATGACGCCTGTAAAATTAATTATTATGTCCAAGGCGCCAGTGTGCCAGTGACAGCCGCAATGAAGTATAGACTATATAAGGATTTCATGGCGTATGGGGACCAAATGAATTCTGAAGACCGAAAGAAATTTATTGCTTATGTTTTTGATGAAAAGAAACAGGTGAAAGATATTCCGAAAGAAGTCGGGTCTGCCTTAATCGATTGGTTGAATAATAATCCACAGGACACAATGCCGGATTTACCTTATGCCTACAAGATTAAAGATACTTGTCCTTTAGGGCATGGTGAAAAGTCATTGTCATATATCCAGGACTTTATTAAGCTAACCGACATTGAAAAACAGGCAATTCGTTGGCATATGGGTGCCTGGGATATTTCGCCATTCTACGGAAAATATTCTTACGATATTGCAGAGAAAGAACCGTTTGTTGTTTTACTTCATCTATGTGATTATGAAGCAAGCCACCTACTAGACTGGAAAGAAACAAGACAAGAGGAGGAAGAATAATGTCTGTAAAAGTTGATATTACCATGTTTGAAAGGGACACATGGGCGAACTATTGGCATGTTTGCCCAAACTGTGAATTTGATTCTCTTGTTTTCTTTTTTGCATATTGCCCCAATTGCGGGGTTAAGTTGGAATGGCCAGATAGAGAGGGGGAAGAATAATGTCTATGAAAGTTGATATCACTAGGTTTGAAAGGGACACATGGGAAAACAACTGGTATGTTTGCCCAAACTGTGGATTTGATTCTCTTGATTTCTTTTTTGAATATTGTCCCAACTGTGGAATTAAGTTAGAGTGGCCAGATGAAGAGGGGGATGAATAATGGTATTGTATCAGAAATACCGGCCTACGTCATTTGAAGAAATGTATGGGAACAAGGAGCAAATAGATGCCTTAAAAAATATGCTCCAAAAAGAAAACCGCCCTCATGTGTATTTGTTGGTAGGTCCTGCCGGCTGCGGGAAAACGACAGCGGCAAGAATTGCGGCCAAAGAACTTGGCGCTAACGAGTTATCCATTAAGGAGATAAACTCGGCGAATAACCGGGGAATTGAAACAGCTAGGCAGATAATTGACCAGATGCGGTTTATGCCGGCGGGTGGAGGTACGCTTGTCTATATTATAGACGAATTACATATGACAACAAAAGAGTGGCAGAATGCCATGCTCAAACCGCTAGAAGATACGCCTGACCATGTGTTCTTTTTCTTGTGTACAACCAACCCAGAAAAATTAATTGCGCCATTAAGGTCGCGTTGTCTCGAAGTGAAGTTTAATCCGTTAGATGAAAAACAAATGTACATGCTGCTCAGAAAGATTTGTAGGGCGGAATCGTTCGAAATTTCAAAAGATGTTTTGCAATTAATTTGTGAAAATTGTGAGGGTTCGCCTCGCAAGGCGTTGGTGTTGCTTGAAAAAGTTGCCTCTTTATCCTCAGAAGATGAACAGAAAATGGTTGTAAGGACGGGCATATTAGATGAAGATGATGCCGATGTTATTGAGTTGTGTCGCGAATTGTTAAAGAAGGGGACGACATGGAAAACGGTTGCGGACATTATAAAGCGGATGAACACTGATGATTTAGAGCGAATAAGACATGCGATTTTAGGGTATATGTCATCCGTATTGCTTAATGGGTCAAACATGAAAGCCGCACTCGCCATTGAGTTTTTCTCCGAGCCGTTTTATGATTCAGGAAAAGCGGGTTTTGTGTATGCTTGCTTCTCGGTTGTGACGTCATAAAAAGAAGGGCTTTCGTTTTTATTATTGCCTTGTGAAAAATTTTATTTGCATATCAAAAAACAGCATTCAGTTTCTATAATTATATATGAAAGGAGGTTTTGTTTATGCCATATACGGAAGAAAGGGATATACAGAAAGATGTTACGTTGAACCGGTTTCGTCTGGAAAAATGTAGTGAAGAACAACCTGCTATTTTTCACTATTGGGCAGAAAAAGAAGCGGAAATAAAAGCGGCTAGAGACAAGGCAGACAATAGACTAAATTTAATTAAGGCAGAGGTTGAACTTGAAATTCGAAATAATGCTGGCGAAAAGTATGGGAAATTGACTGAAGCAAAAGTGGCAGCATTAGTTGAAACCAACCCAGAAGTTATTAAGGCAAAAGAAGAGTTGGCTGAATTAAAAGAACAGGCTAATCTTTTGTCTGCCGCTGTTCGGGCAATGGAGCATCGAAAAGACCAAATTGAAAACCTTACAAAGTTGTGGATCAGTTCTTACTATGCTAGACCCGAAGTTACCGCAGAGGACACGTTTTCTAACGAAGTTCGCGGTAATCTGAATAAAAAGTAGGAGGAGGTTTAATGGTGAAAAAAAGTAAAAGAAGTTTATCGGCAAGGTACCAGCAGAGTTATGCGACAAAGGATTCAGGGTCAAATAACTCAATCTTTCAATGGGCAAAAGCCGATAATGAAGTTAGGTTTTTTACGCCAAAAGAAGGACGGAACATGATTAATATTGTTCCGTATGAAATCAAGTCTAAAAACCACCCGCTCGTTCAGCAAGGAATTATGAAAATCGGTAACATTGATTATGTTATGGATGTCTGGGTTCACAGAAGCATTGGACCGAACCAGATGGACGTCGTGTGTCTAAGAAAAAACTATAATAAGGCTTGTCCGATTTGTGAAGCAATGGATGAAGCTAAAGCGGCAGGGAATAGGGACGAAATGAATGCTCTAAAGCCGCGCCGGAGAGTTTTCTACAATGTAATTAATGTCAACGAACCCGATGGCGAAATTATGGTGTTTGAAACCTCCCATTTTAATTTTGAAAAAGAATTAATTGAAGAAGCACGGGAGCAGTCAGATGACCAGAATATTGTAGATTTCGCCGACATTGATAATGGGTGTGTTATCGAATTCCGCGGGTCTAAGGCAAAATTCGAGGGGTTCGAGTATATGGAATTCAAGTCATTCAGGTTTAGGGAACGCGGTAAAGGACAGGAGGTTACCGAAGAGGACGTAGAGCGCGCAGTTTCATTTGATGCAATAATGACCGTTCTATCCTACGACCAAATTAAGAAGATATTATATGGTGGCGGGGTATGGGAAGAAGAGGAAGATGCCGATGACGATGACGATATGCCGAAAGAAATAAATTTAGACGACCTTCCCGATGAAAATGAAGACGAAGACGAAGACGAAGACGAAGATCCTCCTTTTGATGATGATGAAGAAGAGGAAGATGATGAAGAGGAGGATGACGAAGAAGTAGAAGAGCTAGAGGAAAAACCAAAAAAATTTGGTAAAAAAGGGAGTGCGTCACCTGCAAAAGATAAGGGCAGAAGCAAGGACAAGGCAGGAAAGGGCAGATGTCCATACGGGCATATTTTCGGCGAAGATAACGATGAGTATAAGGACTGTGACGATTGTCCATGCTGGGAAGAATGTTGCGCCGCCAGCTGATAGTAAAAATTTATTAAAAAATTGTACAAGCCACCTAAAAACAGGTGGCTTGTTTCTATAATTATATATGAGAGGGGTTTAAATGTTTGAGCAAATAAGGAGGGTCATTATGACTAAGGAAACAGAACAAAAATTCCAAGAAATTTATTTCCCCACAGGTTGTGATTTACTTGATCTGGTTGTTGGTGGCGGGATGGGGTATGGTTTCCCTTCTGGAAAGATTGTAAATATTGTTGGTGATAAATCAAGTGGGAAGACGTTTTTAGCTTGCGAACTTATTGCAGCCTCCTTCCATAAGTATGGAGATAAATTAAAATGG